CCGACGAGGTGCTGTATGGAGGCGCGGCCGGCGGCGGGAAATCCGATGCGCTCCTGATCGAAGCCCTGCGCGATGTCGATCATCCAGGCTACCGCGCTGTCCTCTTTCGCCGGACATACCCCGAGCTTGCGATGTCGCTGATCGACCGAAGCCGGACACTCTACCAGGGCAAGGGAACATACAACGAGTCGGCGCATTCGTGGATCTTCCCGTCTGGCGCGCGAATCACCTTCGCCCACATCCAACGGGAGACGGATGCCCACCGCTATCAGTCGGCGGCGTTCGCCTTCATCGGGTTCGATGAACTGACCTCGTTCACGCAGTATCAATACGAATACATGCTGAGCCGGAACCGGAACACGGTGGGACTGTTCAACCGCGTCCGCGCCGCGACGAATCCGGGCGGCATCGGACATGCCTGGGTGAAGGCTCGGTTCATCGACAGGCTCCCGCCCTACACGGTGAAACACTTCGTCCGCAAGGGCATGAACGACGTGGAGGTGGCCGAAGGAACGGAGTTCGCCAGGAGCCGGCAATTCATCCCGGCGAAGGTGAGTGATAACCCCAGCTTGACGACCGCAGATCCACAATACATCGCCCGGCTGATGGCTTTGCCCGAACGCGATATGCAGATGCTGCTAGAGGGCCGCTGGGACGTCGCATACGAGGGCCTGGTCTATGTCGATTTCAACTCCATGATTCACGTGATCGATGGCTTCGAGCCTCCCAAGAACGAGGGGATGCGATTCCGCTCCATCGACTTCGGCTGGAATAATCCGTTCGTGGCGCAGTGGTGGTGGTTGAACGGAGATGACGAGCTGCATCTCTACCGCGAGATCTACCAGAGTCATCGGCTCGTCTCCGATCTCGGGCCGGAGATCAATCGGCTGTCCGAGGGTGAACAGATCACGGGAACGGTGGCCGATCACGATGCTGAGAATCGCGCCGAACTCGAAGTGAAGCACGGCATCGTCAGTGCGCCGGCTACGAAGGCGATCACCGAAGGAATCAGCGCGGTCGCTCGACGGATGCGGATCGGAGACAACGGCCGTCCTCGGATCTTCTTCCACCGCGGCTGCACTATCGGCATCGATCGTAGGATGCTCGCTGACGGGCGGCCGACATCGACGGTCGAGGAAATCCAAGTCTACCAATACCCGAGCCCGAAGGAGGGCCGCTCGCCGGACGAGAAACCGCTGGATCTGGACAATCACGGCATGGACGCGATGCGCTACGTAGTCATGCTCGTTGAACTACTACGAACCGGGCGTCATCGGTCGCGTTCACAGGATGGGCTGTGATGATGTGGTATGCGGTGTTCGGCTTCGGCTTCTTCGTGGGCGGCTTCTTCGGCTTCTTGGTCGCGGCGCTGTGCGCGGCAGCGAAGGAAGGTGACAGGCGATGAATCAGCAGGCGCAGTCGTTCCGGCTGCCGCGTGACGTCGCGGTCGATCTGACGCGGATGGCGAACATCGCCGCCGCGACGGGAACGCCGGAATACTACGAACGGCTGGACGCGCTATGCGTAGAGTGGCTTGCGTCTCGGCAGCTTGACGTTACCATTCGTCAAGACGGCAGCGGTCAGTCGGTTGAAGTAGCAAAGGCAGGGTGATGGAACCGATCCGAGTGAAGCTGAGGCTGCCCGGCTTGTCCTGCGAGGTGGAGATTGGGCGCCTTCCGCGACCGGCAGCCGCGTTGCCCACGTCAGCCGCACGAGCTTCCCGAGCGAATACGTCGAGCAGCACCGTCACTGCTAGCAGCACCTTTGGAGGCCGGTCATGGCGTTGATTGGGGCGGCAGAAGCGTTCGACCGCCTGTGCGACCGCATCCATGCGTCGGAAACGCTTGGGGATATAGATGCCGCGTGCGACCTCTGGCTAACGTATCGCCGATCAGATCCCGCGATCGCTACCTCGCAGCTTGGCTGCGGCAACTCGTTCGTCCCTTGCCCTACTCCGCGCCTCGTATCACCTAGCCCGCACACGAAGTGTTCGACCCTGCTGTTCGGCGGACGCGTGGCGGGTGGAAAGGGCAACTGATGGCCTCGACTGAACAGAACGCTATCGCGAATCGCATGAAGCGCCGGCACGCGGAATACTCACGACTCCGGCCGACCTACGACTTCCTTCGCGCGGCCTACATGGGTGGGGATGCCTACCTCTCCAAGAACCTGTTCCAGCTAGAGCCGCGCGAGTCGAAGGCCGACTATGACCGGCGGCTGAAGCGTGCGGTCTACCCGAACTACGTCCGCCCTGTCATCCGCACCTATCGGTCGCACATCTTCCGGCATGAAGACGGGATCACGCGCCCAGACGGGACGCCGGCCTACCAAGACTGGTTGAAGAACGTGAACCGGCGCGGAACCGACGCGAACGCCTTCTGGGGGAACGTCATCTCGCGCGAGATGCTGTATGGCTGGACCGCTGTGCTGGTTGACTCGCCGAAGCCTGACCCGGAAGTCGCCTCAGCCGCCGACCAAGCGGCGCTAGGCGGGCTGCCCTACTTCGTCCACGTATCACCACGGCAGATCGTCGACTGGAAGCTCGACGCGGACGGGGTCTTCGAGTGGGTGCGGATCGAAGAGCAGGTGACCGATGCGCCGACTCCGTTCGCTACGCCCGAGCAGAAGACGCAGTGGCGCATCTGGACGCGTCACGAATGGATGGTGGTGGACGAGGAAGGCGCTGTTATCGACGGCGGCGCGCATCCGCTCGGCGTCGTGCCGATGGTTGTCGTCCGCTTCGAGCCGCCCGAGGAAGACGACTACGCGAACGACCTCGCGGGCGTGTCGTTCATGGACGACTTCGCGCGGATCAACCGGATGCTCGCGAACAAGACGTCGGAGGTGGACGTGTTCCTGACGAAGAACATGCTCCAGATTCTGACGCTCTCGGTCAGCGTGCTGTCGCAGATGGGCACGACCGGCGACGAGCAGATGACGTTGAAGGACGGCGGGATCATCGAGTTCCCGCAGGACGGCAAGGAGCCGTCGTTCATCGCCCCGGACGTGAGCGGCGCAGAACAGGCGTTCGCGCATATCCAGTCCTTGCGGTGGGAGATGTTCCGCATCGCTACGCAGAAGGACGTGCGCGCCGAAGGCTCCGTCAGCCAGGAGTCGGGGCTATCCAAAATGGTCGAGTTCGAGGAACAGAACGCAGTCTTGTCCGGCATGGCCGACGGCTTACAGGTCGCGGAGCAGCAGGCGACCGAACTCTGGTTCAAGTGGCAGGGGCAGGAAGCCGCCGCAGCGGAAGAGATCGACTACCCCGACAACTTCAACCTACGGTCGCTGCAAGAGGACATGGCGGTCGCGCTGAACGTCCGCGACGTGTTCGGCACCGCGTCGCCGACCTTCCTAGCCACCTACCTGTTCGAGTTGGTGCGTCGGATCACTGACGATCTGACTGACGAAGAGGCGCGAGTCATTCAGGACGAGCTACTGGCGAACCTGAACAACGCGCAGGATCAGGTTGCCGCGCTCGGTCGGGTCGGGACTGAGAGTGAAAGCGGCAGCCCGTTCGCTACGGATGACGACGACGAAGACGCCGAAGAAGAGCATATCGTCTAGGCAGCTACCACGCCGAGAGACTGATGGCACAGCCGGTCGGTCTGAACGCTTATCACGACGCCCTGTTCGAGTCGCGGATGCGTGCGCTGGATCGTAGCATGGCTACGGTGAAGGCGACGCGTGACGCCGTAGGAGTAGCGGCCGAGCGGACGGCGAAGCTCTTGAAGCTCGACAAGGTGACCAAAGGACCGGCGACGCGGATCGCGCAAGCGCGCTTAGAGAAACTGCGAGGTATATACGACGACCTCGGCAACGAGCTATCTGCCGGCATCGTGGACGGTGTGCAGAAGACGGGGCGCGACACGGCCGGGACTTACCAGGGCGCATCCGACCGCATCATCGGCGCGAACCAAGCCGATGTGTCCTTGAGTTTCGCCGGGATCCCGTCGGACACCGTAGACCTGTTCATCCAGCGGACGACGGCTGCCGGGCAAGGGCTGATCATCTCGCCGGAGCGGTGGGCGCTCGGGCAAGCTCAGCAGATCGAATTGAAAGTCGCTGCAGCGATCGCAGGTGGGCAGTCGGCTAGGGACTTGGCCAAGGACCTCGAAGCCCACCTACTCGGCGGGAAGGGTGCCGGAGTCGGCGGATCTGTGCGGTCGAAGACGATGACGCTGGCACGCACCGAGATCAACGTGGCGTATTGGGAGTCGTCAGCGCTATCCGCCGCGCAGTCTAACATCGTGGCGGGGCAACGCTGGAACCTCTCAGCGAGCCATCCGAAGTGGGACCCCTGCGACATGCTCGCCTGGCAGAACGGCTACAACCTCGGGCCGGGCATCTACCCCGCCGGGACACTCCCACCGCGACCGCATCCCAACTGTTTCTGCTGGCTCGAAGACGTGCTGCGGGATGCCGAGGATTGGGGGACGCCTCGGCCAGATCCACCGCAGTCGTTCAGCATGAATATCGACCACCGGGGGCTGCCGGAGCGCATTCGTGGCAAGATCGGCGGAACGAAGTCTTGGGTGCCAAGCCAGCTTGCGCAATATGTCGAAGGGCGCCCGATCAGTGAGCGACTACACCTGACGACGAACTTCACGAAGGGCGCAGGCGACCTAGCTATCTCGTTGCATACTGGGGGGCGAGACAAAGCCCCGGCGTTCTTCCGCGCACTCGGCAAAGCGACTGCCATCGGGAACAACCCCGTCGTCCCGCCGACACCGGCTCCGACACCGCCGCCCGCGCCTGTGCCGAAACCGGCCCCGAAACCTAAGCCGCCTCCTGCTCCGAAGCTGCCGCGCAAGCCTGCGCCCAAGCCTGCGCCCAAGCCTAAGCCGACGCCGGTTCCTAAGCCGCCTCCTGCGCCCACGCCGAAACCAGTTCCTACACCGAAGCCGGCACGGAAGCCTCCCACAGCGCCGCCCGCCCCTGCTTCTGGTTTGCGGACAGGTGAAGAACTGATCGCGGGCGCGGCAGATCGGACCCCGGAGAAGATGCACCTTGCTCGCGGCGACGACGTATTCTGGCGGTCTTCTTCGTCTGCGACCGACATCGAGTATGCTCACTGGCGTCGGCTAGATACGAGTGCCGTGAA